CTCAATGATCAGATCGAGGGTGAAGACCTCTTGCTTAGTCTTAAGCGTCTTCCAGTCCTCGTTATCCCAACGGATACCGCCCAACAGCACCCACTGTTGAGGCTGGTCCCTCGGGTCCGGACCCCACACAATCTCAATGCCGGCAAGGTTCGGATCTGCCTGCAAGGCGGTCTGTACGGCCGCCTTGACCGCAAGCGCGTTGGTCGAGCCGTTGCCGGTCATATCGCAACCACGCCCTTCGGGGCGATGGTGTAGCGGGCCAACACCGCGTCAACGTCAGGAATGCCGGTCTGCCAGATGCCAGAACCCGGCGTAGCCAGAGTGAACGAGCCGCCCTCCGTCGCAACGAAGCTCGTTGCGCGGTCCGGGATGCCGGAGGCGACAGACGCCAGGATGAAGCGGGCGCGCTGTACAGCTGCCCGATACAAGTCGTTCGGAACGAACGTGAACCCGTATTCGTAGGTGGTGACCGTAAGGCCCGGCCCCGGAGTGCCCGAGCCGATCGAGCCATCCCACAACTGAGAGAGAGTCGCCGCCTGAAGCGTCGGAAGCCCCGTCACCTTGCCGATGGGGTCGAGCTGAAGCGTGGTTACGTCCTGCGTGGTGCCGTCGATCGAGACGGAAACAAGCTTCGTAACGTCGGCATGCGGCAACAGCAGAAACCCGGTGTTGTCGAGCATGGTCGTATACGTGTCGCCCTTAGGGACAAACGACCGGCCGCAGATGCGGGCGAACTCGTCAGTGACCGCGTCCCGGGCCGCACTCAGCGCCCCAGTAGGGAACTTGGAAGTGTCGGCAAAGGCCTTATCCGCTGCCCGCAGATCGGGCAGGTTGAACAAGGGAGAGCCGATGACGTCAACCTGAGTCGTCTGCGACAGGGCCGCGCCCGCCCACGTCACGGTAAGCGTTCCTAGGGCCGTCTGAGCCGGGATAGGGAACGTGTAAACGCCCGTTGAGCCGGTTGTAGCCGCGCCAGAAGCCACGGTAGTACCGGCCCGGTTAGTGACTGTGACGGTAACCGCGCCAGCGTCAACGGCCGTCTCATCCGTCATGAACGTAGCGCTAAGCGTTCCCGAATAGCCGCGAATAAGAGACAACCGAACCCCCTCGGTAAAGAGAAAAGGGCAGGGCCGTTAAGCCCTGCCCTCCCGGATCACTTGCCGACCAGGCTCTTAACCGAACCGGTGGTGTCGGCCAGGTTGCCGTCACCGCGCCAAGTCACCTTGTACGACACCAGGTCGGAGCCCCAGCCGTACTCAAACGACTTCTCGACCTGAATCCCGTTGACCTGACGCACGTAGTACGTGGAGAAGTCGCCGAAGAGAACGGCGTTGTTGCCGGTCGCGACAACCGGCATGTTGATGTCGGTCACAACGGGCTTGCCCATCAGCACGTCCGGGGCGCCCGAGACCAAGCCGGGCTGCCAGAGGTACTGGCCGTAAGCGTCCTTGACGCCTCGCAGCTTGCCCACGGTGGCGTCAGCCATGAGGAACTTAGCGTTCCCCCGGTAGGCGTCAATCACGCTGTAGTACAGCGCGATCACGTCATCGCCGGAGATGGCGCCAATGGTGCCCATGGTGGTACCGGCATTGGCCGCGACAGCAGCGGTCAGAAGGCCGTTCGGCTGGCCGCTGGCCCCGGTGCCCACCAGAAGATCATGGGCGACCTGACGGCCCGCCATGATGCCGGCCTGCTGAGCGATGAAGCCCGCGATGTCAATCCCGGAGTCTTCGACCATCTCCTTAGAGACCTGGACGATCACGCCGTACTTGTGGGCGTTCAGCGTGAAGTTGTTGAACGCCGCGTCGCTCGTCGGGAAAGTGGTGTTCTCCGGGACCGGCGCGACGGTCGGCCGCGCAGTCAGGCGCGGGAACGTCATCGGGTTGCCCGACGCCGTGGTGATGATGGTCGGGCCGGCCTGCCACACGCCGATGTTCGGGAGCATGTACTCCAGGACCCGAGCGACAAAGCTGGTCGGGATGGTCGCGCCAGCGTTGGCCGCAACGCCCGTGGTCGCAACGCGACTCTCAACGCCCGCCAGCGCCGCGCGGGCCTCCTCGCCCGGCCGGATGTACAGGTCATTGCCGATGGTGATCGACTTGCCGTAGTCCAGGGCCCGGATCTCGTCGGACAGGCTCCGACCCTGCACCTGTCGCTGCTGATCGCCGGTGAACACGTTGGGCTTCGCGCCCAGCGCAACAGCGCGCTGACGCAGCTCCGCCGCGTTCGCCTCCCGCTCGCCGTCCTCCACGATCGAACGGGACTCGTCATACAGCCGGTTCAGGTCCGCGTCCATGCGGTCGAGCTGCGCCCGCTGCTCTGCGGTCGGCTCTTCGCCGGCCTTCAGGCTGTCAGTCAGCGCCTTGCGCTGCTCCCAGATCTGCGCCCGCTGCTCCAACAGGGCTTCCGCCTGAGCGCCAAAGTTCGTCAAGATACTGCCTCCCCCTAGGGGCCGCCTTAGCGGCATACGAAAGAGGCCCACCCCCGTCTAATCGGGATGAGCCTCTGAAGTGGTGGAGCAACGCGCCTTAGGCGCGGCCCCTAAGCTGGATCGCCCGGAGGGCGACCCGAAGAATCTCGTTGCTGTCCGGTGCTGGCGGAAGCGGATTCCATGAGCCGGTCATGTCGTCGGCCGCCAGGTCCCAACCGCGGGCTTCGCACGCGACCCGCAGCGCCCGAGCTGCGCCCAGCAAGCCCGATTCGGTGTCCTCGTAGGCCGGATAGGTCACGGGGGACACGTCGAGTAGGTCAACGTCGATCAGGGTCCGCAGGCGGCCCCGGCCTTCCTTCTGCCAGTCGTCCTGGCGTACGCGGAAGCTGAAAGACGACTGTGTGACGTCGCCCCTCTGCATCGACTCCGCAAGATCCCGCGCGTAGGACGTGTCCGGGGCCGCCACCTCGTAGTGAAGCCCCGTCGAGTCCTCGGCCAGCTTCAGCGTGCCGGAGGCGGTACGCCCCAGGATCAGGCCGGCGTCGTGGTTGATCAGGGCTCGCACGTCCTGGCCCTCATTGAGGGCGCGTCGGAACGCGCCACCCCGAACCGTCTCGATGAAGCCCCCGAGGTCATGACTTCGGGTGTCGAACTTCGCGGCGTAGCCGGTGAACGTCCACCGGTCCCCGGTGTTGGTGATGTTGAACGCGGTATCAACCGCGCGGCGCTCAAGCGTCATCTCTTCCCCTTCGGAGCTGTAGGTGTCGTCTGCGGAGGGGGAGACTGGGCCGCCTGAGGCCCCGGCGGGGCGTTCGGGTCAACAGTCGCCGGAGGCGTGAACATGAACGAACCGGCGTCGCCGCCGTCCACTACATCGGGCTGCTTGTTCTTGTCGCTGATCGTGGGCAGGTTTTCGTCAATGCCGACAACCGTTGCCATGCGGAACCACTGGTCACCCTTGCCGCCAGGGATAGGCGGTTCGCCCTCTTCGGCCCTGACTTCGTCGGGGCTCTTGATGCCGTTCTGAATGGCCAGCGCGTGCGCCTGGTAGCGCTCGCTCAGCTTCGCCCTCATGCGGGCATCCATGTTGAAGCGCATCTGTTGGAAGCCGGGCAACAGGAACGTGCTAATGGCCTGTTCGACACGCGCCGCCCACGGCGCAAAGGTGTCTTGGGCAAGCTGATAGTTCTGCTCTTCAACGCCCTTACCCCAAGACGACGTAACGGCGGGATCAACGCGGTAGGCCGGCACTCGGTAGAACAGCGCAATATCGGCCTTCGTAAAGTTCCTGGTCTGTAGGAACTGGGATTGCTCGGGCGTGATGGTGATCGGGTGCCAAGTGGCACCACCGGTCAAAACGCCTACGGCGTGGCTGTTGGCGACTCCCTGATGTTTCTTCATGAAGTCTTCTTTGAGGCGCTTAGCCTCATCGGGGTTCATCTTGCCCGTGGTCTGAATGACGCCGGACATGTATGCGCCCTGTGAGAAGAACCGGGCCCCGAACTCCTCGGTAACCATCGAGATCCCGATAGCCTGCCGGGCCGCCTCAAGCGGGCTTAGGCCGGTCAAGTAGCCCGGCATCGACATAGCCGGGATATGAAGGATCTCGGTTGCGTCCATCGTGGTCCCGTTGACGTCAAACAGGATGTCTGTCGAGCCCTGCTCCGGGTACGGGTAAACCCAGCTCGGATGGATCGGCCACAGCTCTACAACCTCGCCCTTGTCGTTGCGCAGGGTAAAGATGTAGGCGTTGCCCGCGACAAGCAGCGACATAAACACGCGCTGCCAGAAGTCAAACGGGGTCATCCGATAGTTGGGCTTCCGCAGCCATGCCGGCGCCCGGACGTAGTCCGTGGAGCCGTCCGGGAATTCCTTGAAGGTCTGGACCGGCAGCGACGCGATAGCGTCGCAGATGAGGCCAACGCAGTAGTAGACCGCCGAGACCTGCATAGCCGTCTGTTCGTTGACCTGCTTACCCGAGTAGATCGGGTCATTGGCGAGGAAGGCGTTACGCACCCAGTCAACGGGAGGCTGTGAAGACAGCCACCCGAGCCCCCCTCGCTTCTCGATGCGAGAGAAGAGGCTCACCGGTACTCAGGCCCCCGCTCCTTAGCGCTGGCCAAGGTGTCTTGACCCTTCGGCGTCAGCGCCCAGCCCCACACGGCAAGGAGAACGCCGAGAAGGACCCACCCAAGAGGCTTGTAGATCAGCCCTACGCCGTAGGCAACGACGAGAAAGCCGCCCGTCTCCAAGAGAGACGCGAACCATTCCACAACGCGGTTACGATCCTTCATCAACCCACCCCCGTTAGTCGGCAAGGCTGACGAAACCCGCCTCTGTGTCGTCTTCAGTGAATGCGACAAACAGCGCGTTAAGCAGCGCGCTAATGCCGTCGATCTTGTCGCCAGACTTGGCCTTAGAAGGCTTGAACAAGCCTTCCCCCGTGTACTGAATCTCTACGTTGTCCGCCATCCAGCGGAGGACCGGATTCCCGCCGTGGTGTAGCTCGCCCTGCGCTAGAAGGGACTCCATCCACTTGCACGGGTCGGTCATGCGGGCCGACGTCTGAGGCGCCTTAACGCCGTCAAGGCCCCCGTCTTCAAGCTCGCTCACTAGGTGAGTGGCGTTCCAAGGGTCATAGCCGAAAAGGTCTATACAGAAGTCCTCGGCGTCCTTGCCGATCTCCTCGCGCACCACGTTGTAATCCGTGGTGTCAGAGTCGGTGATGGTGAGATAGCCGAGGTCCCGCCAGTACTCAAGCGTCTGGCGCTGAGCGCCCCTGGCCTTGAGAGCCTTCGACGGAATCCAGAAGCGCGGAAGCACCGTGAACCCGCCTGCGTCGGGGTCCTCAGGAGACCCCGGGAACAGCAGAACCCACGCGGTGAAGTCGGACACGGAAGCGAGGTCCAGGCCGGCAAAGCAGCAACGCCCCTTGAGGGCTTCCCGGGACACGGGCTGAGCCGCGTTCAGGTCCCACACGGCCATATCAAGCCAGCGCTCCGCCTGCGACACCCATTGGTTCAGCCGGAACACCCGGAAGGCGTTCTCAGCGGACGGCTTCGACTCGGCCTCTAGGGCTTCAGCCCTCAGGTTTCCGATGCTGAGGAAGTCTCCGAGGGCGGGGTTGGCGTGGTACCAGCCGGTTGCGGGCTCTCCGGTGTCGGGGTTGGCTGGTGTTCCTTCGTCACGCCAATCCCAATCGCGTGGAGTATTCCGCATGAACACGAACCGGGAAGGGTCGCCGGAAGGTTTGCTGAGGAGTTGTTCTCCATACTCGTGTTCCTCCAGTGCAAAGCGCGCACTGGTGTACGCGGCTGTAGTGGTGGCAATAAGGATCGGCTGACGCCGGGTTCCGAAGCCCTGGCGCATTGCATCCCAGAGATGCCGGTCTTTCTGCGTCAGAACCTCGTCAAACAAGACCATTGACGGGTTAGTGCCTAGGGCGCCGGAGGCGTCCCCGGGGAGGACCGCGTAAAAGCTGTTCGTCTTCGGGTCGATGATGCGTTTCTTAGACGCAACGACAACCAGCCGCTTAGACAGGATGGGAGAAAGCTCGACCATCCGCTTAGCGACGTCGAAGACCAATGAGGCTTGGTCGCGGTCGGCCGCGACGGAGTAGACCTCGGCCGACTCTTCCCCGTCGCCTACAAGGCCGTACAGGGCGAAGCCGGAGGCAAGTTCGGACTTGCCGTTCTTGCGGGCCATCTCAAGCCACGCAACGCGGTACTGACGTACCCATTCGTCGTACTGCTCGTCATAGGCCATCGTCCCGAACAGCGGCCGGACAATGTCGTTCTTCTGCCAGTCCGTCAACAGGAACGGCTTACGCGCGTGGCGGCCCTTCGTGTGGACGAGCACCTTTTCGAAGAAGTTCACGACCCGATCGGCCGCGCCTTCGTCCCACCGGAACAGGCCCTCAGCGGCATCTGCGGGCGCGTGGGGAGCGAGAAGCATCCTCACCCCCGTGCACGCGCCGAAAGGCCCCCGTAGGGGCCTCCGGTGCCGTTCTAGAAGGGTCAGGGGTTAGATCGTCAAGGCTCCTACGCCGAACTGTTGGGCCATCTGGCGCCAGTTGCGGGAGCCAGTCTCGACGGGCGTAGCTTCCTTGACGCCACAGTCCGCGCAGAGGCCTTCAGAGGCCTTCGGACGCTCGCACTCGGGGCAGAGGTGCCGGGCCGCCTGCGGGGCCGTCACAGCGGCCACTACGGGCCGCGCGGCGGGCATCTTGTCGGTGAGGCGACGGCGCAGGAACGCCGCCGGGCGGTTGATCGTCTCCGGAAGGGCCAGCGTCAGCACAGCGGCGAACTGCCGCCCATCGGCGCCCCGGGCGAACCACTCATCCGCAAGAGGCGTCAAGGCCGCTACGTCAGCGGCAGTCAGGTGCAGACGGCCGTCGATCGCCGCCAGGCCCGCAAGGGCCTTCTCCG